TACCTACTAATGTCAATGTAGCTGCTGTCCCGCCAATTAAAATATCGCCACTTGCAGTAGAATCAACTGCTGCTGAACCTGTACCGTCACTGTAAATTTCTAAATAGCCATCAACTACCGCAGCACTAACACCTGTTATTGTTGCAGAATTAATATTCCCTGCTATCACAGAAAGTGTATCACCATTACTTACTGCAATAGAAGAACCATTAATTTCTATATTTCCTGCACTCGAGACATCTGCTGTTGCATTTGCAACAGATCCTTTAATAGTTGGCCATGATTTAGACCAATTGTCGCTTCCTACTGCTACCCATGCACCGCTTGCATTTTTGTACCATAGTTTGTTTAAACTTGTTACTGCAACTAGTGCATAGTCGCCTATTGCACCAACACTACCTTTAGGTGTGTAGTCTCCGCCAGCATAATCTGCAACTTTTGCTGTGTCAGTAATTACAATAGGCGCTTTGTTTGAAAATGTTTGGCCGCCAGTTACTGTAATAGCAGAAGCGTTCCATTCGAAAATGCCTATTTCTGAATCTGATGTGTCAAACCAATATGTGCCAGCTGTTGGATTAGCTGTAGGTTCGTCTGCTGTTGGTTCTAGTTCGCCTAAATCAATATCAGCTCTTACTACCCATGCTCTGTTACTAACTCCTAGTAATGAGTATGCTGCTTGTAAACCATATTCGTTTAATTCGCTTCCGTTGATCGGATTGTTGTTTGCATCTACTTGGAATACCGGATCCCCAAATGTGTCTGCTAAATCTCTTTGGGAAGTAAGCAAATAAGGTTTTCCTGCGTTTGCTTTTAGTGTTCCTGCTGCTGTTCCTGTTCCTGCTGCGTTTGATTTATTTGAAGCCGAAGCTACAAAAATCATTGGTACTGTACCTGGTTCTGCCGGAGTGTAAAAACTCTCGTCAATTACGCTAACCTGTACACCTGGTGATGTTAATGCCATTATATGTCTCCTGTTGGAAATAGTTTTATTACATGTATTTACCATTCTCTAACGAAAATATAGGATTAAACACTGGTAAAAAGGTACCAAAAAGGTGAGGTAAATACAATATGAGACCGTTATGTAAGTGCGGACAACGTCCAGCAGCAATAAATTACAAAAAAGGAGATAAGTTTTATTACAGAAAACTTTGTGAAAGGTGTTTACGTAACGGCGTTAATCATGGAGTGCCAAAATGGCAACAAAGAGGATATACAAAAAAGGATGTTTGTGAAAAATGTAATTTCTCAAGCAAACATCCTGAACAGTTTAGTGTTTATCACATTGACGGGGATCTAAACAATTGTCGGCCTACAAATTTAAAAACAGTTTGTGCTAACTGTCAACGAATTCTGCAAAAAATCGGTGTCCGGTGGAGGCAGGGAGATTTACGCCCTGATTTCTAAAAATAGTACGCATAAGAATTGCTACATTCTTTTCTAATCTTTTTAGATCGCCATTGTTGTCAATTGTATAATCGCACATCCACTGTTCAATACTCATTGAACTAGGATCTTCCGTAGGCAAATGATCGCAACGATCAACCCAAATAGCATAATCAAAAATTTCTTCATTTTGCATTGCAAAGAACTCTCGTTTATTGCGTAGTCCACAATATATGTCGTGTTCGGCAAATAAATTACGTCCTAAACGTGCTAGATCATCTTTACAATAATTGTGTATCATGTTGTACCACTCTGTGCGATGATTGTGCCTATCTGCATAACACTCTTCTTCGTTAGCATACCCGTACTTGTCTTTTAGATCGTTGAATATAAAAAGTTCTGAACAGAACTTAGAACTTGATTGAAATGTATATCCAAAACTTTGTAACATTTCACAGACTGTATCTTTTCCGTGTCTGCCATGACCGACAACTAGTAGTTTAGGTAAAGCCATTATAATTCCTCCATTGTCTTAATTATAATAGTTTTCCTCTGCTAAGTCAACCTTTCTTTGATAATCGCTATAACTCTTTTGCTCAAAACTATTTCGTAATGGTTCCTATCAACTTCGCAATATTCTATATCTTGTCGGCATGTCATGCTGTTTCTAGTAACTATGCCGTCGTTGTCGCCTATAATCCAAGGAACATCACCTACTGTGGTTACAACTTGCATCCAAGGAACACGTATTTCTATATGTTTACTATTTTTTATAAACGAACTGTGAGGAGTTATATCTTTAAACAACTCGTAACTAGGATTTAATATTCCGCCCCATGTTGCTATTTCGCTACCGTTAAAAGGTGTTGCTAAACTCACTACTCCTTTTACTTTGTCCTTGAGATGTTCTTGCAAATATACAGCATAGATGCCGCCTAAACTGTGAGCAATAATAATAAAAGGTCCTTTAAGATTATCAACTGTAGACAACATATTTTCTAAATTGTCTTTAGCTGCTCCTTCTTTTTCATAATTTAAATATACTGGATTTTTTGACTTAATCGATTTGTCAATGAAGGCAAAGCTACGTTGGCTTGCTGTTGCTCCATGAATATATAATGTGTGCATGGTTATCCAATCAAGAACCCGTACCCATTTCCGCCTGCAACTGCTGTTGCTACTTCTGCTTCTAGTTTTTCCATTTCACTTTGTGCTTCTGCTTTTAGAGCGTCACCATTTAACGAAGAACCGCCTTGTGGACCTGCAATAGTAGCAAACTTTGAACGTGCTTCGCCTAACATATATTTACAAGCAGCAAGCGTATAATCTTTAATCCATTGCTTTGCAAGGTAGTCGTCAAATAATTGACTGTCTGGACGATAATTGTAGCAGTAGAGCAACAAAGTTTCTTCTGCTCTTGGACGTTGTAAAAGTGTTAAATTTTTTGTTGTTGTATTCCATTTAAATTCTATAAATGACCCAAACATTCTACCTACAAGTTCTTGATATTGTGAAAAGAAATCGTAAGTTGCAAGTCCTCCCATATTTGTAGAACTTAGCAAATAGGTATTTGTATATGCAAGGTTGAACGGTTCGAATAATGTACCTCCGCCACCGCCACCTGTTCTAGATCCTATACTTCTACGGAAAATTTGACGAACTTCTACTACTTCATTTGGCAATGTATATGTATTTTGATCAATTACTGTAGGCATAAACATATATGATTCTTCTACAGAATAATCACTGCGCATACGATATCTAGTTAGTGCTTTAGTAAGTGCTGTTTCATAATGCACAGGATCTAACTCTACATCAACCATACCGCCGCCTAGCATTGCGTAGACATAATCAAAAATTTCTTGCTTTTGGGTAACTAAATTCGCCATATACTTTCTCCACATAGTATTTATCGTTACGATAAATATGTATATGCCAAGACTATCTTTATATAAACCAGAGCGCGGTAACGATTATACTTTCTTAGATAAACAAATCAAAGAAATGTTTACTGTTGGTGGTACAGACATAAATGTACACAAATTTTTAGGAGCAGAAAATCCTAGTTCTGCTGATGCGACTGCTGATCAACCTCAGTATGATGCTGTAAAAGAAACAAACATACAAGATTTGTTATTCCTAGAAAATAGAGATAGAAAATATGACCCGGACATTTATACAATGAGAGGCATATACAATGTACAAGATATTGATTTTGATCTTAGCCAATTTGGATTGTTTTTAACTAACGATACATTATTCTTAACAATACATATCAACAGTAGTGTAAAGACTTTAGGTAGAAAAATAATTAGTGGCGATGTTATTGAATTGCCTCACTTAAAGGACGAATATGCACTAAATGATTACAGCGTTGCATTAAAACGGTTTTATGTTGTAGAAGACGTAAATCGTGCAGCGGAAGGGTTTTCACCAACTTGGTATCCCCATTTGTATAGGTTAAAACTCAAACAGATAGTAGATAGTCAAGAATTTAAAGAAATCTTAGATCTTCCAGCAGGAGACGAAGCAGGTAATAGTTTGAGAGATGTACTTTCAACGTATGAAAGAGAAATGCAAATTAATAATGCAGTAGTATCACAAGCAGAAGCTGATGCAGCAAAGTCGGGATACGATACAAGTCATTATTTTAGTTTGCAACTTGATGATAATGGTAATACCGAACTAGTTGATACTGATTCTGATGGATTACCAGATGAAATGTTAAGTGTTGATCGTGAAGGATACAAAGGATATTTATTAGGTGACGGCATCCCTACAAACGGTGCTCCGTTTGGTCATGGCATACAATTTCCTAGTGTCAATGACACAGGAGATTACTTTTTAAGAACAGACTTTTCGCCTAATAGATTATTTAGATATGACGGGACAAGATGGGTGAAACAAGAAGACGATGTAAGAATGACGCTAAGTAATACTGATACTAGAAGCACTCAAAAAGGTACTTTTGTTAACAATACAAACACTGCTGAAATTGGAGGCGAGCAGGTTACAGAACGTCAGAGCTTGAGTAAAGCATTAAGACCAAAGGCAGATAACTAATGAAATTTAGAGATATAAAAGTAGAAGCAGCATCAATAAGACCGACTCATTTATGTCGTGCAGTTGGCAGAGGAAGCCAAAGAGGCGCTATTGGTGATATAGACAAAATTATGCAAGGTAACGCTCAGGCAGGTAATGATGCTGGCGGGTCTTGGGCTGCTAATGTAGAGCCTTATTTGCTTGTTTATCCGCAATGGAGAGAATACTTAATGTCGTGTGTCGTCATACCAGGAACAGGAGGTGAAGGCGGAGACGGTCAAGGAACACAAGGAACAGGACCAGGAACAGGACCGGGCGGGTTTGGTCCGGGCTCAGGTGATAGTGGATTAGGACCAGGGGGTAGTGAAGGACCAGGTGCAGGAACAGCTGGCGATCAGTCAGGACCAGGAGGTACAAGTACAGGTGGCAATGGACCAAGCACAGGACCCGGTACAGGACCTGCAACAGGATCTGGCGAACCTGGAGGCCAACCTAGTGGAACACAAGGAGGTGAACAAAGTGGTGGACAGAGCTCTGACACAGATGAACCAAGATTTGATGCTGATGCTCCTAGAGATGATACAGATGAGCCGCAGTTTGGTGTTACGCCGCCCGAAGATTTACCATTAGAGCCTATTCCAGAGCCTATTCCAGATGCACCTACAATAGAAGTTCCTCCAACAGTGCCACCTACACCTGAAGTGCCTACGGAGCAACCTCCAACAATTCCTTCAGCTCCTGATATTAGACCTGAAACGCCGTCGACGCCGCCCAAACCAAGGCCTCCTAGCACTCCTGACGTAACTCCTGATGTAGATACACAAACACCTACACCAACTCCTACACCAGCGCCACAGGTGCCTACAGAGCCACCAACACAGCCATCTACACCTGTAGTACCTACTGAGCCACCAACGGTGCCTAGTCCGAGTGAGCAGCCGCCAGAAGTAACTACGCCTCCTAAACCTCAGGTACCGCCAAGTGAGGTGCCACCGGAGCCGCCGGCAACTACACCACCTACACCTCCTGCTGAAACAGAACCAGGAGAAGACGAAGTTGAAATTTCTCCGTTTAGACCACTACCTCCGGAGGCAAGGAAATGAGATTTAAAGAATTTATAAAAGAGCAAGAACAAACACCGCCTAGACCAGATACTCAAAACTATTATGTATTAGTTGTTTTTGATGACGAAGGTAAGCCTGTGTACTTTGGGCCAATACCGGACGATTTAAGAAACGATCCGGAATTAATGCGTAGAACAGCAGAATATTGGATGAGTCAAGATTATCCGGACAGAACTATAAAAAATATGTTCTTATCAGGCCCTGGCGGTACTCAATCACCATTAGATGTAGCTGCTCTTGATCCTGCACCTCAAGATGATGGAGAAATACCAATTCCTGGAGAGGATGATGTAAGCGGAGACAGTGAAGTCAAACCCCCTGAGTCGGATCCGGATAAAACAGAAATTGATCCGGAAGAAAGAGAAGACGAACCTACAGAACCTGAAGAGACACCAACAGAAACACCACCTGAAGAGACACCAACAGAAACACCACCTGAAGAGACACCAACAGAAACACCACCTGAAGAGACACCAACAGAAACACCACCTACAGAAACAGAACCAGAACCAGAAATATCAGATGTTACTATGATGAACGCACAAGAAGTTATTGACCAACAAAATGCATGGGCGGATCGTGTTGATGCAAATAGAGATAACTTGCATGACGAGACGGGAGAACAGGTTAACAGGATGGACAACAATATGAATTACGTAGATGTTGACGGAAATCCTGTAGGTCCTACTATAAACCTTCCCGGCGGTGGCGGCAATGAAGGTGAAGCAGGAGATGAAGGCATTTCAGGAGAAGAAGGTGGATTACCAGGAGACCAAGAAGAGGCTATTCCATCTATAATAGAACAACTAAGACAAGGATTATTTGGTGCAGGAACTAATGAAAACAAAGTATTAGGAGCACTTCAAAGAATTCAGAGCAGAGAACATTTCAATGCAGTTGTGGAAATGTATCAACAGGAATTTGGTAGTAATGTAATTGAAGATATTATAAGCGATTATCAGAGAGAACCTCGGTCAGCAGAAAACATTGCACAAATTAACAGTGTAATTGTGCCATTTGGATATAGATTTGTTTATCCCGAATACGGACTAGGAAGACTTGCTTTTGCTGAGGCAAATGAAAATGCTATAGAATCTGACGAAGCAGATAAAACTATTTTAAATCCTGATGCAGGACTTTATGATCCTATAGAAATAGTATATATGGGCTATGTATACCAAGTAGAT